ACATTTGCCAAAAAGTCATCGTAATTATCCACAATAGGGAAGTGGTCGCACTCTATCTTACCCATACCATCCTCGGTGAGTATGAAAATAGGTTTGTTAAGTGATGCACCAAAAGATGTTTTACCGATTGCTGCCCCACCGTACAAAACAATGCGTGGTGGTTTTAATACAGATTTTTTCTTAATTGCTTTTAGACTCATTCTTTTCTCCTTGCTTTAGTAGCTGTTCTAATGTGTTACCAAAATGGTTTTTCAATATGTTTAGTTTTTCTAACTCCCAATTTGCTTGCACAACAAATTTATTTACATCATTGTTTGCCTGATTAAATTTATCAAACAATGCTCGTTGCTCTTCATTAAGTTCATCAACTTTATATTCTTTGCTATTTTCACCAAAGCTAAAAGTTGCACTCTCAGTTTTCTCAGTCATGTTTTGTCTCCAAAAAAATTTTTATAAGAATCACAAATATCCTTTGCTGGACACCATCTACAGGTTTCCTTGCTTGGATTAAATTGTGGGTTTGGTTCCTCACAGGCAGTCGTTGCTGCTTGTAAAGTATTAAAGCCCCAATCAACAAGATTGGGTGCTGAAATTTCGTAAGACCGGATTTTGCCATCTTTATGAAAGCCTCTTGGTTGCACGACAGTCATATCTTCATTGCCATAGCGTGCTAGAGCACCTAGGGCATAGATAAATAGTTGTGGGTTGCGTTCAACATCAACAGGATATTTGCCAGATTTTAGATCAATAACCTCAATAAATTTTTCGTTGATAAGTATGCAATCTGCTGTACCCCATAGATGCTGTGAGATTTCATTGACAGAGACTTTTTCTTCAATAAGTTTTTTCTTAGCTCCAAGTTCTTTTTGCCTACGGTTGACATAATCAACATAGACCTCTGCACAACTAATCATATCTTCATCTACGGTGATCTCGTAGTCATCTATGCACTCAGTACGACCTAACCAATATTCTGACAAGGTAGTATTTTCTAAACGGTCTTTGAGTAACATCTCTGTCATGCTGTGTATTAGTGTTCCAGAAGCTGCTGGTAAACTGGTGCGATATGGCACCTTGCTAGCAAGACTTGGCATACCTGAACACTCCATCCATATTTTGGCTGCAGAAGGGCTAAGTTTGGCGTGTTGCATTGTCAACTCTTCCGGCCTCTTCAAAGTCTTTGACATCTGCAATACTGTATAAGACTTTGCCTGATATTTTAGTGTATGCTGGACCATTACCAGCTGATCTCCAATTCTCTAAAGTGCGTGGAGATAAGGACCAGCGGGCTGCTAGTTCTCTTGGTTCTATAAATTTTTTATCTGTCATTAGGTTGTCCCTCTTTTTGTGAAAAATCTTTTATAAAAAACCCGATGCTTTTTTGTGCATAAAGAGTATGCTTAAATTTATCTATGCCTTGTAGATCGCACTCAAAAGATGCAATCTTATGATAGTCACCTAAATATTGTTTATCTTTATCAGTAATAATTTTTATAGTATTACCGCAAAAATTCATAACCTTTGGGTCTATAATTTCAAATTTGTTATCTATCATTCAATTCTCCATACTCTGTAACCGCCTTCTACTTTTCTGCTTGTAGATCGAAAACCTTTTCTTCTACAGTAGTTATGCAAACTAAGCGAATCCATTTGAGTAGCTACAAGAACAGAATCCCCAATCTCCATATTTTCTGCTATAGACCATCTAGTATTTATTTTTTTTTTGGGCGGCACTGGCACATTTTTTTCAATAACTAGTTCGTATGTTTTTTTATTATCTATCATTTTTACTCCTTAAAACTGTGTATCTTCCATCATAACTCATAAAAAAAGTTTTTTCAAAGGTTTCTTTGTAAAATATTTTGTATATGTTCACCGACCTTGCTTGCACTCACTGCACCAGCATCCTGGTGTATATGTGCATAGCGTTGTGTTGTAGCTTGGTCACGATGACCCAACAACCCTCCGACCTCTGCCAAACTTAACTTTTGCAAAGACCAGGAAGCATAAGAATGGCGAATGTCGTGCAATCGCATGTCGGTTATGCCTGCCATGCGTTTGACAGTCTCCCATGTTCTTCTTGGGTTTTTGATACCAACAATGTAATCACTATCTTTTGGCAAACTATGAATGATTTCCAGAGCTTGTGGGGTGAGATGGATAATACGATCATCACCAAACTTATCGGTTTTATGCTCAGTCAAAATTAACATATTGTCATGTAAGTGTTGCCACTGTGCCTGGGCTATCTCCCCTTTGCGTGCACCAGTCAATAATAGCAAACGGATAAATGCTACCGACTTTTGCAAGTGTGGTTTGGTAGCAAGCTCTGAGAGAGCTGCATGCAGAGCCAATAGTTCAGCATTGGTCAAATATCTTTTGCGGCGGTGTTCACGATTCTTTTTGATGTGAGTTGCCGGGTTATTAATTAACCAATCTAATTGTATGCCTAAACCAAAGGTGGCACGCAAGATACCTAAACATTTATTGGCTACATACGGAGCTCTCTCAGTAATCGCAAAATGCAACAAAGTTACATCACCACGATTGATTGCATTGACTGGTTGCTTGCCAAGCACAGCAGCAATATTGTTACGATAGATTGCCTCTATCGTTGGTATTGTTTTAGCTTGTCTGCGGTGTAAATCTTCAACATACAACACAAACAGGTCGTCAAGTGTTTTCATGTTTTCCTGTGTATGTTTGTGATGTTAATTTATCTTACAAGAATTTGCAAGTTTAATTTTATTGCCCTGTGTTTTCTTGACCGACTAGATTTGTTGCAAGTAATGATGATATTGAAGGTCCTGTTGTTCTCACAGTTGCTTCTGGTAATGTTAAAATGCCTGTGGTTGGTGATCTGCCAAATGGCCTTGACATAAGAGCTTCAGATGCAATAGCTGGTGGAGCTAGTTTGCCAAGTTTAACTGGATTTATAATAACATCTTGAGCTAACAATCTTGATGCTGTACCTGAATCTGGAAAAATATTACCTAATACTTGCTCTCCTAAAAGTGCTGTCTCTTGTAGTGGTTGTTGACCAGCAATAGTTTTTACTTTTCTTTTTGTCTTGTCTGTTTTTTTGATAGCACGCAAAATTTGTGCTGGTGTAAAAATGCCTTCTTTTATTACTGCTTGTTGCATTGCATCATTTATAGGCAAAAGATTTCTGTAAACATTATTTATTTTTTGCAACTCCTTTGCACCTTGATTTTGAAATTCTATTTCTTTTCTCAAAAGTCTTTTAATATCACCAAACACTACGCCTATTTCACCCTCTATACCACCCTTTTTCAAAAATGATTGTTCTAATCTTCCAAAATTGGTTTCAATATTTTTTACATCTTTACCAGCAATTTTATTATCTTTAATTTTATTTAATATATTTTTTTCAACATTTCTTAATACTGTGTTTTGTTCTACTGGGTCTAATGCAGAATCTAAAATTGTGTCTAATATTTTATCTTCAAAACTTCTGGCATTACTTATTGATATTTTAGGCAGCACATCAGTATATTTTTTTCCCAGTTCTTCATCTACAAATAAAAAAGCATCTTTACCTTGTAAAGATTTTGGTATTTTTATGTCAAGTGGTTCAACAGCTTCATCTAACAATACTCTATTAAACTTAATTAGACTTTCTAATCTTTTAGCTTGTATTGGAGCACCAGCACCAGGATAAGAAGTGCTTAAATCTTCCAATGCAGTGACAAGGTAAGAACCTATGCTGCCTGAATCTCTTAGGGACTGACCTGGCGTTAATGGAATACCTTTTTGTAGAAGTTCTTTTGCTTGTTTTGCTTTGACTGGCAACAATTTTTTTGCCCCTTTTGTTAAACCAGTTGAAATTGCAGCACTTGTGGCTGCAGAAGTTGCCCTTTCTCCAAAATTGCCTTCTGAAGCCCCAAAACCATAAGCACCGCCTTGTAATGCAGCAATTCTTCCAGGACCTTGCAGACCAACTCTACCAGCCAAACCCGCACCACCTGTTAATATTGTTGATGGTATTGACCCAAGTATTTCAGAACCATAGGCAGCTGCTGGTGCCTGTTGCCTAAATGATTCTATTTCTGAACGAACTTGTTGTAAGGACTCATCATAATTTTTATCTGTTGTTATGGCTCGAGCAAATGCTTCGACTTCATCACCAAAACCAAACAATAGACCTTGGCCAAGAGTTGTTCTTGCTAAATTAGTACCAATGTTACTTGGAGCTTGAATTTTTTGTATTTGTTCTGATTTTGCTGGTGCTGCCATTATTTTATTCCTTGCACATCTTCTTCAGTCAATATTCTGAAATCATTGTAAATACCATCATAAACAAAATCGCCTGCTTTTAGAGTTCCGTTTCTAACTTGTTGGTCAAAACTTTCATCGCTATCATACATTTTAAATATTGAACCTAATTGTTTATCTGCATATTCTCCAAAGCCAATCAAGTCTCCATTACCTAGGTTTTCGTCCATAATGTATTTCTCCATTAACTTTAATCTTTCTCTGTTGTGTTTTGCAATAGCACTCATGCCACCCACTACCAAAAGATTTCCCCCCAATGTCAAACTTAAAGATGGTGCGGCATCGGTAAACAATTTAATTTCAGTATCAGAGGTTGCTCCTGAACCGGCTACTCTCAATCTAGGAATTATATAATTTACTGTCCTTTGATATAATTCTTGTGCATCTAAACCCTCTAACTCTTCTTGGGGCAAAATATTTAAACCAGCGGCTAATCTTTTGAAAGGTAATTTTACTTCTTCAAAAAAACCAGTTTCTAAATTACCACTCTCTAATTGTTTTTGTATTATTCCTAGTCTGCCTTCAATATCAGCAAAACTATCCACTGTTTTTCGGGTTGTTTTTAGTGTTTCAAACGCATCTTTGGTTGCCTCTTTTTGAAATTCAGACTCAGTTTTGTCTGCTATGCTTACAAGAGGTTTTTGTGTAGCTTGTTGATAATCTAAAAAAGTGCCTTCGTAACCTTGATCTTTTGCTAAATTATATTCTTGCATTTTTGAAGTGAGCTTTGGTGCATTAAATTGGTTTACCAATGCAGTCATCTGCTGTTGTGGTGAAAATGAACGCAATAAGTTTTTTTGTGCCTCTGGCAAATCAAGATTTTGGATTGCTTGATCTAGTTGTGCTCGTTGTTGTCTTTGTTGTTGTATTGCTTGCAGTTCTTGAAAAGTTGTCAGTGGTTGTTGCCCTTGCAATGCACCTCCTAGAGTGTAAAGCAAAGTTTGCAAGCGTCTTTGCCTGTCATCTGGTTGTGTTGGGGGAATACCTTGTGACATTTTATCTAGCCAACACCTAAAATTCT